TTATCATCCCCAATCAAGAAATTCATAATCTTTGCAATGAAACTTGGAATGACCCGTGTGATCCAACTATTTTTGATTGTGTTGATTCCGAATTCCTGAAGTTTAAAAAATCTGCACAGAAAGAAGTCAACTATCTGGTCAAAGAGTTTGAGTGTCGCAAAGCAGCAGACTCCTATGCCCGTGCCACTACTTCCCGCACTGGTGTATTGGACTGCACCAAACTTCACACCTACAAGTACAATGAAGACCTCTTTAAGAAAGTCACCACTCTTGCTGATGGTAAGAATCACGGTTTGATTTTTATTCTTGACTGGTCTGGTTCTATGGGTCAAGTGATGCTTGATACTATGAAGCAACTTTTTAATCTGGTTTGGTTCTGTAAAAAAGTTGGTATTCCTTTTGAGGTATATGCATTTACTAATGAGTATCCTCGTGTAAAGTATGATGATGAAGCAAAGCAAGTTCTTCGCACTCTTTCTTATGAAAAGAAAGATGGATTGATGCAGGTAGGTGAGTGGTTCTCTCTAATGAACATTTTGACTCACAATGTCAATTCCAAAACATTGGATCACCAGATGAAAAATATTTTCCGATTGGGTTGGTATTTTAGTCGATATTCTATGTATCCTGCCCCTCAAGGATTGGGTCTTTCTGGAACTCCTTTGAATGAAACAATGGTAGCACTGCACCAGATTATTCCTCAGTTCAAGAAAAACACTAAAGTGCAGAAAGTTCAATGTGTTGTTTTGACTGACGGTGAGGGATATTGTCCCAAGTATCATCGTGAAATTCAACGACACTGGGAACACGAACCTTTCGTTGGTCTTGGAAGCATTGGTGCAAACGCTTTCTTACGTGATCGAAAAACTGGAAATACTTACTCCCTTGATGGTGATTGGTATCAAGTTACTGATGTTCTTCTTCAGAATTTGAGAGACAAGTTTACTGATACAAACTTTATTGGTATTCGTGTACTTGAATCCCGTGATGCTAACTCATTTATGCGTCGTTATTTTGGATTTAAATATGACCTGATGGAAAAAATGCAGTCTCAGTGGAAAAAACAACGAGCATTTTCTATCAAAAACTCTGGATATCATTCTTATATTGCACTTTCTGCGAGTACTCTTGCTAATGAATCTGAATTTGATGTTGCCGATGATGCCTCAAAAACTCAAATTAAAAAATCATTTATGAAAAGTCTGAAGGGTAAAAAAATGAATAAGAAAATTTTGAATGAGTTTGTGGACCTTATTGCTTGATAAATATTTTTATAGTAATAGGTAATTAAAATGTCTAGATTTGGAGATTTTCTGGCAGGAGGTAAAAAAACGAAACCTGCTCCAACTCCTACACCAGAACCAGTAGTAGAACCAGTAGTAGAAGAAGTTGTAGAGGTTACAGAGTCTCCTATTGTTGGTGAAGATACTACAAATTATGAAGAGTGGATTGAAGAAGAAAGATATGAGAGTGATGTATCATTCCGTGATATGTCTAAAAAAGAACTTGAAGAATATGGTAGAACTATTGGGATTGAGTTAGATAGGAGACACTCCCATAGAAAGTTGGTTCAAGAACTGGAAGAATACCTGTCCAATTCTTGAACTGTCCACTGGGGGTCGCAAGACCCCTCTTTTTGGACTATAATAACTTCAGTTGAAACAAACGACCTACATCATGTCTCTTTCTGTTGACTACATCCGCACCTCCCTACAGAATCTTTACGGAGAGTCTGTGACTTCTGCCGATATTCGTGCGTGGTGTGCGATGAATGGTGCTACTTATCAAACTGTCAGCAAAAAACTTTCTGATTATAAAGTTGGTCACGGAAAGTGGAACCTTGAAGTGACACAGGAAAAAGTGGAAGAAATCGAACGTACCTATCAAGCACCCTCTGCACTTCCCCCAATTGAACAAAATCTTATTCCTGAAAAAGATGATACCTTCGTCAAGTTTGGTAACTTTGGTGATCTTCGCAAAATTATTCAGTCCCGTCTATTCTATCCAACGTTCATTACGGGTCTTTCGGGTAATGGTAAAACGTTCAGTGTTGAGCAATCTTGTGCTCAACTCAATCGAGAACTTATTCGCGTAAACATTACTATTGAAACTGATGAAGACGATCTTATTGGTGGTTTCCGTCTTGTCGATGGGGCAACTGTTTGGCATAACGGACCTGTCGTTGAAGCACTCCAACGAGGAGCAATCCTGCTACTCGATGAAGTTGACCTTGCTTCCAACAAGATTCTATGCCTCCAGTCCATCCTTGAAGGTAAAGGTGTGTTCCTGAAAAAGATTGGTAAATATGTAAAACCCGCTAATGGATTCAATGTTATTGCAACTGCAAATACTAAAGGCAAAGGCAGCGATGACGGTCGTTTTATTGGAACTAACGTTCTCAATGAAGCCTTCCTTGAACGATTCCCTGTAACTTTCGAGCAGGAATATCCGACTCCTGCACAAGAATGTAAAATTATTACGAACGTTGCAGAATCTCTTGGTGTTTCTGATCAAGACTTTTGCAAACGTCTTGTGGACTGGGGTGACATCATTCGCAAGACCTTCTATGATGGCGGCATTGATGAAATCATTAGCACCCGTCGTCTTGTCCACATTATTCGTGCCTATTCAATCTTCCAAGACAAAGCGAAAGCAATCCAAGTTTGTGTAAACCGATTTGATGATGAAACTAAACAAGCATTCCTTGAACTCTATGACAAAGTTGATGCAGACTTCCAACTCCCTGTGGAATCAGTACAAGACGGCAATCTGGGAAACCTTTCCTGATTTAGAGAACATTTGTGATTGGGCAGATTGGGAGGAAAACAATACCTCTCTTTCTGCCAAGATCTACAGCACTAAACATATTCTCAAATCCAGAGAAGTTGAGATATGGGATGAAAAATCCTGTATTTACAACAACATCATCTATCCCCGAACTGGTAGCAATCTTCCTTGCTTCGGTATGGATCTGATGGGTTTCTTTGACAAGAAAGTCATTATTGTATTTGACTTCCAACATCCAGTGGAAAACTATTTGTTCTCCCATCCAGACCTTCCAAAGGCAGATGGTTCATTCCGATTCTTTGAACCAGGAAATCACTTCTCAGAAAATGTGTATGTTGCTAAATGTACAATGTCTGAGGTCAATGAACACCTTGATATATTCAAGAAGTACTTGACTACCTACAAGGATATGCTAGAATGTGAGAAACCTAATGGAAACGATTTTTCCACCTATTGCGACTTTGATTCTTATATGAAAAAGTTGGATCCTGTGAGTGGATATCTTTCCAATAAATTTGGTAAAGAAAAGGCAGACTCTTTAGTAAACGATTTTCTTTTCTGCTATGGTTAATTCTTGGTCCCTACTTTATGATGAACTAAAAATGGATGACAATACCTTTAATTTGAAGACTGATATGATTCCCAATTCTCCTGCAACACCTTGGAAGTATAACGAAGAAGAGATTGTAAAAGAACTTCTTGAATATATCCGTGGAACTTACAATCAGCATTACTCTGCTGGTGATGATAGAATCCAAACACTGGATTTGATCGAAGCTTGTGGTGATGGAGAGGCATTCTGCCGATCCAACATTCTCAAGTATGCCTCTCGTTATGATAAGAAAGGCACCGCACGTCGTGACATTATGAAGATTCTGCACTATGCTGTTCTTCTGATGAACTTCAATGATAAGAACGCACAACGTGAAACCTACAACCAATGAAACTGAAAGAACGTACAATGAAACTGTCTGATAATGCCCTTGCCATCCTCAAGAACTTTGCAGGAATCAACAATTCGATTCTTGTGAAGGAGGGTAATAAACTCCGCACCATTTCTGTTGCAAAGAATATTCTTGCCGAAGCAGAAATCAAAGAAGAGTTTCCCCGTGACTTTGCCATTTATGATCTGAACCAGTTTCTGAATGGTTTGAGTCTCCACCAAGATCCTGATCTTGATTTTCAGGAAGAGTCTTATCTGAGCATCAAAGAGGGTAAGCGTCGTGTGAAGTATTTCTTTGCCGATCCTAATGTCATCATTTCTCCTCCCGAGAAAGATATTCAACTTCCTTCTAAGGATGTTTGTTTCCAAGTTGATAGTGTAACTCTTGAGAAACTGGTAAAGGCAGCAGCAGTTTATCAACTCCCGGATCTTTCTGCGATTGGTGAAAATGGTGTTATCAAACTGGTTGTTCGTGATAAGAAGAATGATACTTCTAACGAATATGCTATCGTTGTTGGTGATACTGACAAAGAGTTTACCTTTAACTTCAAGGTGGAAAATATCAAGATCATTCCTGGTGCCTATGATGTTGTTGTGTCATCTAAACTTCTGTCACAGTTCACGAATACTCAGCACAATCTGAAGTATTATATTGCTCTGGAACCTGATTCCACTTTTGGTTGATGAAACACATTCTCTTTACACTCAAAGAGTGTAACAAATCGTTCTTAGATGACGAACAGTTTGTAAGGGATGTTGTTTATCAGGCATCAGTCAAATGCAAATCAACTCTATTAGCACTCAACTCACACAAGTTTGACCCTCAGGGTGTCACTTGTGTGGCGATGTTGGCTGAGAGTCACATTAGCATTCACACTTGGCCAGAACTGGGTATGGCAGTGTGTGACATCTTCACCTGCGGAGATCACACAAAACCCAAGGAGGGTGTAAAGTATATGAAGATGATGCTTGACTCCAAAAGCATCGTAAGTAAATCATTTACTCGACCTTTGGAATGAACATTTTTGTTACAGATCCGTTCCCTGCTGAAAGTGCCATCTGTCTTCCTGACAAACACATTGTCAAGATGCCGCTTGAGTGCTGCCAGATGCTTAGCATTATTGCTTCTCCCTGGTATCATGATTATGGGGTTCTTCCCAAACAAGACGGCACTGCCTA